CTTTATCTCCCCAATACGATGAAGCAAAATTTAATGCTTCAATTACTAAATTTAATTGTTCGGTGAAAGATGTCCAACACATACACTCATAGTTTACTTCAACGTAGTCAGGCATTGTAATTCTATAAATTTCTTGTTTTGGTTTTACAGTACTACCCAATGCAGAAAATCTATCATATCTATTATCTTTTGAATACTTTGTAATAGCTGGGTATGACACATGTCTATTTAACATAGGCATACTTTCATCCTTTGTAATAGATGTTCTTCTAATCATAAACAATGGTAATTGAATTTTACCTTTATTATCTCTATAAACACCTTGTCTTCTTGCACCCACCCATCTTTCCGAATTACCATATATAACTGGTATTTTTAATGATTGGTCATTTTCTTCTAATTGTGGTAAAACAGTATCTTCCAAATATGTCATCATCGCATAGTCAATATCAAACAGAGTTATACTTTGTTTTAAGTCTCCTTTTGTGGATTTGATTTGTTTTGCTCTGTTTAAATCAGGTTTAAGTGGATTTGTAGACATATTATTTTATTCTTTCTTCAATGTTTAATATAGATTTAGATACCATAAATGTTTCACAAACAATACTAAAATTATTATCAGGACTTCCACCTATAAATTGAATTTCATTTGTATTGTCAATTTCATAATAAGATGTGTCAAAAAATATTATATCACCTACTTCTGGATATAGATTTTTTTCTTCACACATTGCTCTATCTAATTTAAATGTTATATTTTGTTGCATTTCAGGACCAAATCCTTCATATACAACATCTTCAGGACTTTTTGAATATAATGCATATAACTGAACTCCTGGGTTCCAAGTTTTATTTAAAGATTCACCATAGATATTTACTTTTGTTTCAGTCATATTAATTTTATATAAAACAATTGTATTTTGTATAACATCGTCTACCAGTTCTCTGGCAAAACTTTTGAATAAATCAATATCTCTAGCTTGTAAAAATTTTGGCATATTATCCTACATATAATTTTAAAGGAACTTTTCGTAACATTTCTTGATGATGATTTGATTCATGTGTTTTATTTTCCATCACATTCTTTCTACTCATCTCCTCTAAGTTTTCTCTCAATTGTTTTACCAATTCATCCTTTTCAACTTGTGCTTCCGCTCTTAATGCCGCACCATCCAAACTTACCTCACTATCTGGAATTGGAATTGTTGAATATTTTTCTCTGATTGCACCTAATAATTCTTTTGAAAGTGCCAATGTATATTTTCTAATCCATTGTTTACCTACATCATTTATATTTGAATACTGAATGAAATTATATGGAATGTCAGAATAATCAGAAAGAGAATCTGATTGAATAGTTTGAGAATCATGTTCAAATTCATCTCTACTTATGTATTCAAAATAAATTCTTGTTAATGTATCAGTTGGTATTGGAAATATTTCTAATTTATTATCTACTATATTAAAAGTATGTGCAGATTTACGAATGTGGTCGTTAAATTCAATTTGTTGCATTCTTAATACATCTTCATATAAAGGCATCATTAAGAATTGTGCTGCAGGAGAAAAGTTTCCAAATCCTAATTCTGACATTAAATTTAGTGTACCTTGTGCACCTACTGAATATGGGTCAAAGAAACGAGCAATTGCAGGGGTTGCTTCATAAAACACTCTTGTTACATCTACCGTAGAACTACCCGTAAACATTGTAGAAAATGATGCCGATGATTCCGCATCTATCGATGAACTCATTATATCATATCTTTGTTTTCCAGGTGTTAATTCAATATATGCTTTTTTAATTGGAGTTGCACCACCGACACCTGCTAATGTTCCATATTGTTGAGACATTCGGACTGTGGTTGGTAAAAATGAACCATCTACAAGAGTTTGTGAATAGTTTGCTCTACCACCAGATGATTCTTTCTTTTGGCCTCTTAAAATATCTAAATTATTTCTAAGGTTAAATTGATTTACTTGTGCAGAATATTCCGAAGTAGATTCTTCAAAACAAGTAAATATTTGTTCATTATCTAATTCAATATTAACAATTGGATATCCTAATCGTTTTGCTACCCATGTAGCGGTCTTAGGTGCATCGTTTCTAAATCCACTATCGGAATCATATATACCAAATGGAGTAGATGAGCCGGATATAAATGAGCCAGATGTTGCACCTGACCAATAAGTGTTTACAGACATATATAAAAAGTTATAGTTTTACTACTATAAATATGAATTATATAAATAAAAAAAGGGAAAGTATTTCTACTGTCCCCTTTTTAATATTTTTAATAAAATTGAAAACTATGTTAATCTAACTTTAACTGTACCGGTAGTATGATACAATCCACCAATTGCAACACCAGCTGATGCTGCAGCCCCATCATTTGCAAAACTACCAGTAATATATCCAAATGAAGTATTTGCCATTTTGGTTGCAATACTACCACTCAATGAGGTAATACTACTGCTAACACTACCACTCAATGAGGTAACAGAGGCATCGGTTGCCAGGCCATCCCCATCCAATGTTACTTGTAAATCGGACACTAATATATATCCCAATTTACCATCCGATTGTCTAGCTAAAATTTTGTCTGTACTTTCCGCTGTATATGTTGGTAAATCCTTCGCGGTTTCGGATATTGTGTATTGTGGTTCTGGGTATGCCATTTTATTTAATTTATTTATTTTTTTAATACTTTACGAATATAAATATAAAATTTTTCATATAACCATAAAAAAAGAGGAGACATTTCTGTCCCCTCTTTTCCGATTATCCTAATCAGTTAAGATTAAAGAGTTTCTAAACCGTCGATTACTACTTTACCGTAGAATTCTGGTCTTACTAATTTCTTAGCGTATCTAGTCATCACACCTCTTCTTGGAGTGAAGTTAGTTGGGTCATACACTAATGGAGTCATAATCAATGGAACATAAGGTGCGTAAACTGCTCCTGTTTCGAAGAAGTTAGAACCTTTGAAGCCCATTAATAATACGTTCTCAGTCATGTATGGGTTTTTGTAAACGTCATATCTGTTAGAGATAGAACCGATGTTAGTTACACCAGCAGAGAAAGTTGTTGCGTCCTTACCTGGGTTAGCAGAGAATCCGTTCATAGATTCTAAAATAGTTGCAACGTTTGGAGATACTACTATAAAGTTAGCACCACCTCTCATTGTTAACTGATGAATCTTGTTAGATACTTTTTGTAATTTGATACCCAAAGTTTGGAACCAAGTATTCTTTTGGTATGCAGAAGCTGCAGCCGCATTAGAATCAATTGAGAATCCAGAACCATTCCAATCGTAACCAACCTTTGCAGACCAGTATTCAGTTGTGAATGCGTTTTGTTGTAACATTTCTAAGATTTCTAAGTCGATTTCTAAAGAGATGTATTCAGACAACATTTGAGTTAACTCAGCTTCAGCGTCTACACTATGGTAAGCGTTTAAATCTTGAGCTAATTCCGGTGTCCAAATTGCTTTTAATTTTCTTGTCTTAGCAACAATCGGCTCAGATTTCAATTCTAATTCGATTTCTGGGATAGCTAAGTTGTTACCTCTATCTTCAAAGTCACCTCTTGAGATATCAGTTGGTTGAACGTGGTAAGCTAAAGAACACTCTACTGAGTTGTCATTACCCATACTAGTTGCAGTTGCAACGAATTCAACATTAGAACCGTTCTTAGTAGTGTATTGAGGGTAGAAAGTTACAGAACCAGTCAATGAAGTTGGTTCGAAAGCTCTAACACCATTCCAATCAGCATCAGCTGGTAATGCAACTACGAATTTTTTCAATGTGTTACCCGCATAAGATGCAGAAACAGTTGAGTTTGTTAAATCCCAATCAATATCTGCTAAAGATGCAGAAGACATTGTAGCTACTACTGTTGCACTTGCGTTGTTGATTGTGTAACCAAAACGTCCTGCACCATATAAACCACCTTCAGTAGCTTGAGTAGAACCTAATTTGTCATTTGCTGGAGATAAAGAATCTTTACCAAAAGTTCCACCATTACCGAATAATGAAGAACCAGTAAAGTTTGGATTACCAGCTGGGTTAGTACCATATTTGAAATCCATGTAGAAAATAAGACCTGAAGGTAAGTTCATTGGTTGAACTGAAACGAATTCTTTAGCTGCGATAGAACCGAAGATTCTTCTTACTAAAGGTAACGCAACACCTGCCCATTCTTCAGAACCTGAAGATGTACCTGTTCTTGTAGCCTCATCTAATAATTGTTTTGCTTGGTTTTCTAACATTACTGCCATACCATGCTTAGAAGTTTCAGTACCTGCACCTTCTAATAAACCTGTTTTTTCCCATTTGCTTTTCAAACCTCTAGTTTGCTCAAGCATAATGCTTTGTGGGTTAGCACCTGTCATTAATTTTTTAATGTCCATTGTTTGTTTTTTTAATATTTTTATTTAATAATACCTGCTAATTTCTTAAATCTGTCAGAGAAATCTGTGTTCTCAGCAATTACTTGCTTAGCTTGTGCTGGCTTAGTAGATTTTGTTACTTTGCTAGCGATTCCTTCAGAAATAGATTTTTTAGTAGATTTGTTAGAAGAGTATTTGAAGTTTTCTGCTAATGTAGAATACACCAATTTAACTTCTCTAACTGAGTTTGTTCTATCCAAAGTTTCAATCACTTTAACTTTTTGTTCGTTAGTCATGTTGTGTGCTCTGAATAATTTGTTTGCGAATAACAATTTAGCGTTTAACAAATTAACTTCATTGATTGTTTTTTGTAAAGATTTGATTACTTTGTAAGCTTCGTTTAATTCAACTTTCATTTCTTTCTCATCTTCTTCTTTTTCTTCATCAACTTTCTCTTTGTCATCTTTCATATCAGCTTCCATTTCACGTAAGATTTCTTCTAAGTCAACAACATCTTTGTCATCTTCTTTGTCATCTTCTTCCGCTTCGTTAGTTACTACAACTTTTGGTGTTTCACCTTTGTCAGTACCTGCTTCAGAACCATCAGCAAGATTTTCATACATGCTATCTTCTTCGTCAGAACCTTCTTCGTTGTCATCACCATTAATTGATGCTTCTAACTCTCTGATGATTGCTTCTAAGTCCATGTCATCTTCTGATTCTTCATCGTCAGAACCCATGCCCATTGAATCGTCACCCATTTGAGAATCCATGCTCATGTCATCCATGCCCATTTCATCTTCACCTTCTGCTTTTGCAAATGGATTTTCTTCTTCTTCAGAATCTTCACCTTCTAATTCTGCCAATCTAGCTTTTAATTGTGCGATTTCATTTTGTTTTTCATCGTCACCAGCCATTTGGTCATCACCATATGGGTTTTCTTCTTCAGAAATGTCTGCTACTTTCTTATAGTCAGTACCAGCTTGTTCAGGTTTGCCACTATCTTTCTTTACACCAACTGATAAATCAGTCATTGCATCGTAAGAAGGAGTTGCACCTGGAGTTTCAGCGTATCCTGCGTCTACTTTAGACCCGATACCAGTTGAACTCAATTCTTCGTCCACTTTTTCAACTTCATCATCCTGTGCTTCAGCTTCTGCTCTCATCTTTTGAGATAAGATAGATTGAAGTCTAGGAGTAAAAGCCTCTTCAAGCGCGATTTTAGCGTTTGCTAAAGCAGTTTCTTTAACGGCTTTGGCATCAGCGATTGCTTCTTTCAATAATTTTGAATTTGCCATCTTTTTTCCTTAAATTTTGTTGTGAAGTTATTCTTGTAGGGAACTCCAATGTAATTATGTTGATTGTTCGGTCACACCTTATAGAGAAGGGTATTCATTAATCAACGATGTCTTGTAATCTTATAATAAAAAATAAGATATTTGATAATAAGTATGTAAAATTTTTAGAAAACTAAAGAAATATACTAAAATAGTTTATTTTTTCTTATAGTTTCTTCTCTTTTTAACCTCTTTCTTTTGGAAGGTTTAATAAAATTCTTCCTTTCTCTAAGTTCTTCTATTTGTTTTATGGACTGAACTCTCTTTTTGTAATCTTTTATTGCCCATTCTATATTTCCACCCTTAACACTTACTACTAACATTCTTCTATTGTAAATTAACCAATTTGTATTTTGTTGAGTATAATAAAGTTACAACTGTATCTATATCGTTTTGTAACCAACTCATTTGTAATTTTTCGTCTTTTCTTAATTTTGCAACTACTGCAATCAATTTGTCAAAATATGCAATAACATTTTTGATATCATTATTTGTATCTAAACCACTAACAGGTTGTAATTTAATTAATCCGTATTGTCCTTGATATGCTTCAACTAAACCATCAACTAAGCCTGCAATATTAAGATAGTATAATTGTAATGCAGAATGTGCAGAAAATGCACCAACACCTTTAACTCCTAAATGAAATGAATGTGCTTGCGTTCTACTATGTAATAACAATGATGCTAATTGTTCCATTATTTGCAGGTTTTACATTCTTGTAATCCCAATCTTTCGGCCATTTGTTGTTCGGTGATATCTGCTATTTCAAAATATCTTCCTAATACATGTCCCATATCTTCATACAATGCTTCTAATCTTTGTTCTTGTGCAGTTGCTTCTTGTGCTTCTTTTTCAAATGCAGCTTGGAACTTTTTTAATTCAGTCATGTTTCTTTTAATAGTAACTCTATCAAACCAGTCACCACCTTCTCTCAAAGTATATTCTTGTGCTGCGTCTGCAATACCACCCAATGATTCAGCAACTTGTCTAATGTCTGATTTTCTACTCATACCTTCTCTATGTTGGTTGTATGTAGATATAATTTCTAAAAAATGTCTTTTTAGTTCGGTTGGAAGTTGTTGAAACTCTTCGGTTTCTTTTAATATATCTTTTAACTTTATCATAAGTTATCTATTTACAAT